GTAAGGAGGGAGTCGCGTGAGCGGTAAGGTTTTCAACCTGGATGAGATTGTCCAGGAGCCTCAAGTTGTAGTTTGGAAGGATAACGCGTATCAGGTGAAGGAACCGACCGTCCTGGAAAGCATCGAGTTCCAAAGGATTTTGCAGGAAATGGATGCTTCGGATGCGGCAACCGTTTTCGGCGCTATCAGCAAGGCGGTTGCTTTTATGATTCCAGGGCTTCCGGTCGATGAGATACCGAGCCGGCGGCTTATGGACCTTCTTGCCTTCGTGCGGGAAGGCTTCGGGCGCGGGGGCGATGAAAAAAACGCCCAGGCGGGGCAAGAGAGGGCGAGCCGCAAGAACCGTTAGATTTCGGCTTTGCGATTGCGCGGGTATGTCATGCCTTCGGATACCTCCCGCGGGAGGTCCTGGGGATGGCGTACCCGCATTTTCTTTTGCTCTGCAAGCACCTCGAGGAATTGGAGCGGCAAAAGGCGAGGCTGACTGCGGCGGCGTTTCACAGTCCCGCGGCGCTTTGGGAGAAACCGGAAAGCGAGCAGGATTTTTCGGCAAATAGGCGGAGAGTTGCCGCCATGCTTGGAGTCTTAAAGGAATAGGGGGGACCCCGGAATGGCTGAAAGAATCGGTCAGGCTTATGTGGAGTTGACCGTGAAAGGAGCGAAGGAGGTCAGTAACGCCCTTAATGCCGTGAAGGGGTCCCTTTTCAACCTCAAAACGGCTTTTGCGGCGACCATCGGGGGGCTTTCGGTTATCGGGCTTGGGAAGGAGTTCGCGCAAGTCGGGTCCCAGGTGGAGCAGTTCAGGCTGACGCTTCGGACGGTCATCAAGGATGCGAAGGAAGCGGATAAGGCTTTCGATTGGGCGAGAGAGTTTGCCAGGACAACGCCTTTCAATACGGATGAGGTTGTCCGGGCTTTCACCCTGTTAAAGTCCGTGGGTATCAAGAACGCCGAAGACACGATGAAGGCGATTGGGGATACCGCTATGGTCTTTGGCAGGAGCATAGAGGACACGGCAAGCGCTTTGATTTCGATGGAAACGGAAGTTTGGCGGCGCTTCGGCGTGGAGATTGACCGCACCGGGAAGGAATGGACTATTAAGCTGGGGGACCGGATTATCACGACCAAGGCGGATATCAATTCGCTTCGGGAAGCCCTGGTGAGTCTCCTGCGGGATGGCTTTGAAGGGGGCATGAAGCGGGCGGAGAACACCTGGGTTGGAGCCTGGAGGACGATTTCTTCCCTTTGGTGGGAGTTCGAGGCGGACGTTGCCGGCGAAGCAGGAAGCGGCGGGGTGTTCGACACCTTGCGGCAAGCCATTATCAAGGTCAAGGATGCCTGGGCTTCGTGGGTCCAGACGGATGATTACAAGCGTTTTGTCCAGGATGTGCAAAACCGGGTCCTGGGCATGATAAAGGCGATTCTGAATGGATTCGCGGGGCTTGTGACCGCGCTGGACAAGGTCGTGTCGTTTGTCGAGCAGAACCCATATATGTCGCAGTTCGGCGTTATCGGATATCTCCTTTTCGGGAAATATGGGCTGGCGATTGGCGGCATTATCGGCGGCGTGGCGGACCAAGTGGGGAAACTCCTGGATGTGATGAAGTCGAAGGGGCTGACCCTCACAGGGGAGGAAGGCAAGGACTTTTGGGGGCAGTTGCCGACCGTCCCGGAGCCGGCGACCGGTGCAAAACCCCAGGCAAAGGGTTCGGGAAGCGTTCTGGAAGGGTTTGCCAACGGTTTAAGGGACCTTGCGGCGGGTATCGGGAAGGTGTCGGCGGATGCCGCGGCGGGGGCTGGAGTTGTCGCAAAGGCAAATGGGCTTCTTTCTGGCGGAGGTGCGGCAGGAAAGGGAGCCGGCACGAAGGACAAGTTTTCCGATGAGGCGAAGAAGCTGGCGGATGCCCTGGGAATTTCCGCGAAGGAGGCGGAAAGCCGGCTAGTGTCGGCGCGGGCGGTTGCCCTGGAGGTTGCCGCGGCGGTTCAGCGGGCGAAGGAGCAGGAGGACCTTTTGAAGGAGGTCCAGGAAGCCGCCCAGGAGGGGGCTTTGAAGTTCGCCCAGGAGTATGCGGAGGAAGTCAAGTGGAGTTATGAGCAGGGCTTGACGACCGCACAGGATTATTTCGAGTACACGAAGGGGCGGCTTGCGGAGGCGACCGCGGGGACGAGGGAATGGCGCGATGCCTTCCAGGAAGCCCAGGATGTTGCAAGTTCCCTGGCGAGCGAAGAGTTGGAGAAGGTCAAGACGCTTTTCGATGAAGGGCGGTTGACTGCGAATCAGTATCGGGATGCCTTGCAGGAAATCCTGGACAGGTTCGGCATGTTCCCTGGGGCGCTGAAAGATGTCCAGGATGAAATGACGCGGGTCAATGACCAGACGAAGAAGTGGACGGAAGATTTCAAGATGGGGGTCGTTGATGCCATCCTGGGGGCAAAGAGTTTCCTGGAGGTCTTGCAGGATATCGGCAGGGAAATCCTCAAAGCGATGCTCTATAAGTTCCTTTGGGGTGAGGGCGGGATGCTTTCTTTCCTGGGGTTCCATGCCGGCGGCGTGGTGGGGTGGGATTCCCCCACGTTCAAGCGGAGTCTTGCCTTGCCGCTTCCGCGGTTCCATTCGGGCGGGGTCATCGGCGGGGATGAGCGCTTGGCGATTCTCCAGACCGGGGAAAGAGTGCTTTCCAGGGACCAGAATAAGGCTTTTGAGTCCGGCGGAAGCGGCACGATGATATCCGTGAACATCAAGGCGATTGATGCCCAGGGGGTCAAGGATTTCTTCGAGAAAAATCGAGGGCATGTTGAAGGGATTGTTACGCAAAACTTATGGAGAAACGGCAAGATTCGCACCGCTTTGCAGTCAATCTAAGGGGGGATGCTTATGGGACGGGCAAGTGGACAGTTCGCACAAGCGTCAAGCCCTGATGCGGTGTCCCCCATTATCCTTTTGCGAGTCCTGGATATGCCGTCAATCACCGAACCGGTCACGATGACGAGCGCCTATTTCACCGATGCGGAGGAAATAATCAGCTTTTTCGATGAGGCGGGGGACCCGGAGGCATATATCCCGGTGGGGTTGAGTTTCGATAGGGTGTCCGTTGATAACAGCACGAAGGTTGTCAGCTTCCGGGTCCGAGTCGATAATGTGAGCCGCGATTTTTGCACTCTCGCAAGCCAGGTCAGGATACAGGGCGCGAGGCTGGAGCTTGTGCGGGCGTTTCGTGAGGACTTGACGGACCCGGAGGCGGGGCAGGCGCTTGTTTCAGGGCTGATTCAAGCGTGGGTGATTACCGAGGGTTCGATTGAGGTTGATGTAACCGCACCGCTCAACTTGCCCATCCGGACCCCGCAAAGGCTTTATTGGGTGCGTTGCCCGTGGGAGTTTTGCGGGTTGGAGTGTGGGCTGGAGATTCCCGCAGGAGGACTTGATGTGAGCGTGGAGGCAAACGCTATATCAGGTGGAACCGCGTTCTTGTATAGCAAGGAAGATGCGTTTGACGGGACCGAAACCTTCTGGCAATCAAGCCAGACCGGCACCGGGATATCAGGAGTGGCTTATATCGGGCAATCCGGCTTGCATGTCCCGGTCGATAAAATACGCCTGAAAACCGCCCAGGATGGCTATAACGTGCCATCAATCAAGGTCCAGTTGCAATATGACACCGAGTGGGTTGACCTCCTGGAATGGACCATCCCGACAACGGCTGATACATGGCAAGAGGTTGCAGTTCCTGATTATGAAGGATATCGAACACATTCCATTCGACTTCTTGCCAATGCCAATCTGGAGAGTGGAAAGGCATGGAGAGTCAGGGAAATTGAAACGCTGACCCTTGGGGAGCGGTGTGACAAGACGCTGGAAGTGTGCCGGTCTTATGGGAACGCAAATCATTTTGGGGGTTTCCCTCATATCTTGCGGACTCGCAACCCGCGGGAGGTCTGGACGAAGGCATGAGCCGGATTTTGACGCGGTTGATAGGGATTCCCTGGAAGCTGGGGGGAAGGGATAGCGAGGGGTGCGACTGCCTGGGGCTGGCGTTGATGGCGCAAAGGGAATTTTGGAGCAGGGAGGTCCCGGATATCTGGATGTATGACCGGGGGAGTTACCGGGAGGTTTCGAGAGTCGCGCCCAGGGATTTAGTTCGCCTGGGGGCGGTTGAGGTCCAGGTTCCCCAGGATGGGGATGTGGCTTTCCTCCTGGTAAGGGGTTATGGACATCTTTCAACGGTCATCGGTGGGGCGCTTCTGACGATTTATGAGGGAGGCAGGAGCCTTTGGCGAAAGCCAGGGGTGATGCTTCCCTTTCGCTATTTCCGTTTTCGGGACGAGGTGAGGACATGGGAGTTGGGGCGCTTGTAGGGGCGTTTCTTTTTGGCGGAGCGGCTTTGTTCGCAGGCGGGGAGCTGTGGCTTTTTGGTGTTTCTCTAGGGCTGTGGCAAGCAGTTATGTTAGGAATGTCCCTGGGGAGCCTGTTTGATGCCCCGTCCTTTAATGCGCAGAGCCCGACCTATTCGCTGAATCCGATTGGGAACACCACAAGCCAGATTTTGCCGGTTCCGGTTGTCTATGGGCGGGTGAGAGTGGCGGGGAATGTTTTTTACCAGCAGTTTGAGGACGATACGAAACAAATCATGTATCAGCATGTTGGGCTTTCGGAGGGTCCGATTAAGTCGGTTGGCACAAGCGATGTGATGATAAATGATGTGACGACCGCGGAGTTGTCAACGGTTACGAAAGAGGTCTTTCTTGGGACCGCAGACCAGGCGGCGAGCGTGAATGACCCGGAGGGGATGCGGTACCCCTATACCGCGTATGTGTCGCTAAAAATGGAAGCATCGGAAAAGTTGCGAGGGACCCCGGTTGTCACAACTGTCCTGAATGGGCGGGATATCGATTACCCAGGCAAAGGGGATAGTCAGGTCTACATGCAGGGAGCAATTGAAGCCGCTTCCGGGAATTTCATCGATGAGGCGGAGGAATCGAACGGGTATAAGTCGGGGACGGTTTATGTGGATGGGGTCGGATATGCCTGGGTGTATGACGATGATTTAGGATATTACGTCCCAAGCAAGCGCGGGGATATGGCATTTCAGTTGAACGCCATAACTGACGCATCGAAGGACCAAATCTTTTGTATCCCATGGGTTTTCAGGTTCAAGGATATTGAAGATGGGTTTGGGTTGGAATGGACTGTTAACTTTGATGTTTACCCGGACAAGGATGGTGCGACCTATTATCGTCTGTTCTATGCCCCACCTGATGGAGGCGTGAACGACTTTTCGGTTGCCTTGTCGAATGGCGTTAAGGTGCATTTCGAGGTCAGGGCAACGGGTGGAGAGGTTTTGCCTTATTACGCCGGAGTCCTTTATTTCAGGCTTCCCGGAAGTCTTGTCCCGGCGGCTGGAACGATTGGGAAAATTGTGGTGACACTCCCATACGCCCATTATGCCACCCGGAGCAAACCCAGGACTCTTCCGGCTCCCATTATCGCGGGAGGACTTTTGCCGTACACGGATATCCTGACCGATAACCCCTGGGGAGGGTTTGAGAGTGTGGGGTTCAATTCGCCGGCGTGGTGCGCGTATGACTACCTGACGAACACGCGGTATGGGGCGGGAATCCCGGAGGCTTTTTTCGACACGGATTCTTTCGCGGAGGTTGCGGGGCAATGTGGGGCGGAGGGAATCACCCTGAATTTAGCGGTGGATGCCCAAAGACCGACTGTAGATGTCCTTAAAGACATCCTCGCGCCGGCACGAGCGTTTTTGGTGGCAAGAGACAAAATCAGGCTGAAAATGGATGCGCTCGTGTCGGTTCCGCAGAAAACGGTCACGGCAAATGACATCATCGAAGGGTCGTTCAGTTATGGGATGACACCGGCGGACCAGATTCCCAATCGCGTAACGGTTGAGTATGTTGACGGGGATGAAGACAGCCCGGATGGATGCACCTGGGAGCGGACAAATTACACGGTTGAGGATTGGGATGACATCATGGCACGGGGCGTCTACGAGCGGCGGTTGTCGATGATGGGGATAACCCATAAGGCGCAGGCTAAGGCGATGGCCAATTTTCTGTATGAGCAGGCGCGAAGGTGCCGCGTGTTCTGCTCATTTGCCACGTCCCTGAAAAACGCGGGAATTGAGGTGGGAGATGTTGTCGCCATCACATTCGATTTGCCGGGATGGGCTGGAAAGTGGATGCGGGTGATTGGGGTCGAGGACGATTCCGAAGGCAGGATTGCCATTACTTGCCTGGAGTATGACCCGGCGATTTATGACACTTCGGATGACCTTTAAGGGGGTGAAGCCTGATGGCTCCTGAATTGTGGTGGAAGAATCCCGCGGGGGAGTGGGTCAAGGTGGATACCCCGGAGAAGGCGAAGCCGATGCACTTGGAGCGGATAAAGAAAAAGCATGAAGCCCTTGAAAAAGAGGGCTTCGTTTGTTCCCAGGGCTGGCGGATGAATGTGGGGACGGAACATGCGACCCTCCTGGATGGTGGAATCCGATATGCGGAGCAGAAGGGGCAAGCGACGATCACCATCCGAGATTGGAACAACGAGCGGCACGAGGATGTTCCTCTGGAGATCGCGAAGGGAATTTTGCAGGAAATCGTGGAACGGCAGATGACGTTGCTTTACGGGAAATGGAGCTTGCAGGAGCGAGTTGCGGCGGCGGAGAGTTTCGAGGAACTTTCCGCCATTCAAGCGGAGTATGAGGGGGGATGGTAGTGGAGATATTCACCTGGAACCCCACGGAGGCGACCTTGCCCAGGGAAGGCTTTCGTATCACGGAAAGTCAGTTCGAGTCAGGCGCGAAGCAGATTTACAACAAGGGGAAGAAGCCGCGGCGCTGGAGCCTGATTTTTCGGACGACCTATGCAACGATGTGCGAGATTCGGGATTTCTGGCGAGCCAGGAGGGGGGCTTATGAACCTTTCCTTTGGAAGGACCCGGAAACGGGGGAGTATGTGAAGGTGCGGTTTTCGGCGGAGGATTTCGAGCCTGAAAGCCTGTGGACGAGGACCCGGCGATATTTGACCGGGTCTTTTACTTTGACCATTGAGGAAGTCTTGGGATAGGGGGGGAGCCGCCGAATGTCTTGGGTGACGACCGTTAGGACCCTGGAGTTTGTGCAGGGGCAGACG